CCCTTCTTTGAACCTGTCGTACGCACGTTGGGCATTCTCAAACATACCGAAGCTTGGGCCGAGCAACCCTTTAAACTCCCAATCTTGGAAGAACAGATCGTTAAGTTTGACCCGCGAGTTAAAGTCTGCACCTGTTAGCCCAGTGACCGGACCCATAGCGACGTAGGTTGCTACATTTGCGCCAAAGTTTTCGGACAGCCACTTCTTAAACCACAAATCAAATCCGTACTTGCGTATCTGGAAAGCTGCACTGTCTTCGTCATCGTCATCATCACCAAATGCACTTAACACCTTCTCGGCAACGGTAGACATCACGGTGTACAACGGCATACCCGTCAGACCTGCAAACATACCCGTCATACCGAGCGTACCAAAGAAGCGCGTTGCAGCTTGCTTCCTAATCGTAGGATCTGCGCCTTTGAACATTTGCAAGAAATTAGTCGTGAGATAGAACGCCGTGTTCTGTGAAAATTTCTTGAACTGGAATATGGTTCTGCCAACCGGCCCACGGAAGTATCTGGGTGTATCAAACATGGAGTAGTCGTACATCGCATCATGCGTCAGATCCAAAGCTTTTTTAGTAGCTTCATCATGCGACAAACCTTGACTGCGTCCTAAGCGATAAGCAGCCATAGCCATCATCTCGCGGGGTAGTTGTTCCGTCATGGAGAACAACGTAGAGACAGCATCGGTTGCAGCCTGAACAGGCACTTTCAAAATGTTAGGGTTAGTAGCTTCCTGAGAAGGAGACTTGACGATATTGAGCAAGTCCATTGAGCGGTTGAATGAGAAAAGGTTGTCAGCCGCAAACTCATCGTAAGCCTTAATCTCATCAGCATTGGTCAACGCATTGCGTATGGAAGGCATAACATATTCAGTCTTACCATTAACCTTGCGTCGGAACCCAACTTCCTTGTAGACATTCATAAACCGCACAAGCTCTTTGTGCACATCCTTTGCGCCACCAGGAGTCTTGCCATACTCAGCAAGCAGTGTGGGATAGCCAAACACAGGCAGCGAAGTCATGTTCGTCAGAGCAGACGAGATCGAACTCATATAGTAGAAGAAGTTAAGCGTCGATAGTCCGTTGGCTGCAAAGTTCAGGATAGAGTTTTCGTTCTTAGGATTAACAGCAGCGTCAAAGTCGCCTGCTACTTCTTCGATATAAGGACGGTACTTAGATGCGTCAGGGTCATCCTTGATAGACTCTCTTGCTTCGTCAAGTGTGTTGACGATCTGGGGTTGGTACTCCATCTTGGCAAGTTGATTGGACATACGGAAACCCGCAGTGCCAAAGTTCCGTAGTGCATCTGCGCTAAAACCTGCTGTGTTTTTACGATGGATAAACTGTTTGCGGAAGCTTTTCTCTGGCAGCGTGAGCAGATACATCTGATAGATCTCGTCTTTGATCGATGCCTTATCAGTGTCGATGCCTAGCTTATCTACAGCAGCAAGAACTTCTTTTAGCTTCGTCGTATCAGCAAAGCTTTCTTCCATCATGTTCTTAAGCTGATCACCACGCTTGAGCGTACCGTCGGCGTACAAATCTTTCAGAGGCTTGCCCATCTCCTTAGCTCTACGGATGGCGAAGCGGTTGCGCTCTGAGGCAGACTCAAACATATAAAACTCCATGTCTTTGCCTTTGCCAACACGCAACCAGTTCTCTCCATATCTCATAAGAGGGAAGTAAGGCTTAGCAACTTTGTCCGACTCAAATTGTTTCTTGAGCAGATCCATGAACTTGGTTTTTTCCTCATCGGAGATCCCCATCATTTCAATGCGTTTATTCAAAAGATCTTTATACGTTTCATATTGCTTAGCGTAGTAATCACGTACATCGATATAAATCTTGCGCCCCGGTTCACCAAGCTTTTCCCATAGATCATCCAAGGTATCTGACTGCGGCGTAGATGCAAGACGATCTTTACCGGGGATGCTTGGGTCTATGCCGTTAACTGTAGAGAGGTGCATGATGGTGGCAAGCAACTGACTTTGTTCACGGTCGTTGCGTTGAAGCTTAAGCCACGGCTTCATAACATCTTTCATCTCATCGACATACTGCTGGCGCTTGGCGTTGAACTTCCGACCAAGATCGACCACACGAGTAAGCGCAGGGATTTTGTCTTTAACAAGTTTTGCAAGTTGGCTAGGAGTAAATGCACCAAGAATATGTTTCCTAGCACCAGACATAGCACCTTCTGCAATAGCACCAGCAAGCTCTGCCTGACTAGATAGATCCATACCGTTAGCTATAGCTTGGTTCAGCGCAGATACAGATGGGCCTTGGCTACGAGGCGTATTGATTACGTCGTTAGCATATTTGACTTGCACATCGGCAGCGGTCTGTACGTCTTTTTTCTGGGAGAGTATTTCTATTTTAGCCTGCGCGTCGGCAACGGAAGGCTCCAGTGACAAGAGCGTATCTGTTACTTCAATAAGGTTAGCAAGCGCAGACTCATCGTTTTTACTAAGCCCAAGTAGCTGTCTAATCGTAGCTACAAAAGTGCTCATGACGCTTTGCGTTTTGCCAAACTGCACTGTGCTTAAGAACTGCTGAAAGTCCCCATCAGTCATACCGTAGGTTAAAAACTCATACACATTGGTTAGAGCTTTACCTTTGGTGAACTTTTGATCTAAGCTCTTTACAAATTCTTTGTATGGATGACCATTAGGAAGCTTAGCCGCATCATCGGCTGCGTCCCGTGCAGCCGCCATTAACCGTACTAATTTACGATACGCAAGCGCCCTTGGGTCTGCGCTTCTAGGGTCAGCTTTTACAATCTGCTCACCTTCGTAGATTTTTACCGCAGTCCCTGCATGTAGTAGCTCGTGCAAAACAGTCTGGTTATTTACGCCTTGCCCTACCCCTGACAGACCGCTCCCTGCTACAACAATCATATCGTTAGTGGGTATGAACACCCCTCTAGCTTTTAGTTTCTTGAAATTATCAATAAGCCCTTGCTTAGACTTGTTAGAGACAATTACGAATTTTATATTCCCTAACGCAGACACTAATTTTTGTGCCAAGGTGCGTTCAAACTTATTGCTCTTAGGATCTTTTGCAATAATCTGGGCAGCGTCTTTACCTGTCTTAGGCGCACCGGCTTCGATCTTTGGATTTAAGGCAGGGCTGGTTGACTGTAATTCCGTTTCTGAAATATCTGCCTGAGCAAGAGCACCAGGACCACCTTCTGGTTTTACGAACGTACGCTTCTTTACCTTAGTAGTAACGACAGGTGCAGGGCCAGTGGGAGCCTTGGGTGTGACTATGGGTTCTTCGCTAACAGCTTCTGTTTGCTCTACAGGCTTAGTCTCTTCTTTACGGCGTTCAGCTCGCGCTATGATGCCCTTTTTAATATTGCTAGGACCACGCTCAAAATTACTCATAGCGAGATCACGGATGCGAGTGTTTGCATACCTTGGATCAGTACCAAGGCGGTACAGCTCTTCCAAAACAGGGAGCACTCTCTTAGTTATATAGTCGTTAAGAGTTTCTGTTCTAGTTTCTGGATTACCAATGTTTGCAAACTGACCCTCAATACCTTTCATAAAAGTATCGTGGTACTGCTGCATGGAAGCTTTAGATTCGGGTCTTGGGCCAAGGAACAGATCCAACATCGTAGCCAAGCCGGGGCGGTCAGAACCTTTTAGCTTCTTAGTAGAAAGAATAATATTTTCAATTGCGTTAAGTTCCTCAGTACGCATCCCCGACTCAACAGCACGAGCTTCTTTTTCTTCCTCAGTCAGCTTAGGTTTCGGACCACGTTTAGGCGCAGGGCCAGTAGGCACAGCATCAGATCTAACTTTTAGAAACGCATCTTTTAAGTTAGTGCCAAGAACTTCTTCCTCACCATTTACACGCCTAACCCACTTAGGCTTACGCCCTTCACCTACATTCGTAATAGTAACGGTCTCTCCGTTTGAGAGCACAAGATCTTTTGTATTTTGGCCGTTTGTATTCTTGCCAGGATACTGATTAATAATTGTTACTTGAGGGGCTGCTGCTTTTGGTACACCGGCAGGTTTGGCTGCTGTGGCAAGTTTTGCCACTTTTGTTCCTTCAGCAGGCGCTGCTGCTCCTTCTTCTTTTGCTTGCTTGGTTTCAGTGGGCGTAGTGACACTGGGGATTTCCTTTGGGGGTTGAGTTTTTTCTTCTACTGCACCGGATGGTACTTCCTCTCCTCGTACAGTTGGTTCAGCAGGACGTGCAGGGCGTTCCACTCCACCGGCGACAGGTGGCTCAACTCCTCCGGTGGGTACTCCTCCGTCGGGTCGGCTAGGAATTGGAACGCTTTCTCCACCTCCTTGTTCGATAGCTTTAGCAGCATCTTCTGCCTCCTTTCCGGCTTCGGCTTGAATTTCTGCAAGTTCGGATAGAGCTTGGTCAGCCTCTTGGTCGTTTCGTTCCTCTTCCGCAGCCTGAGCAGCGGCTTTGATTTTGGCTTGATCAGGGGAATCTCCAGCAGCTATGTATTCGTCAGTAAGTTCATTAATCCTAGAAGTAAGCGCATCAACTTTAGTAGCAGCTTCCGCTACTTTTTGTTCTGGAGTTGCTTGCTCAGCTAACTTTTCTTGTGCTGCTTGAGTAGCAGCAGTTAATACGTCACCAGCAGTAGCAGGTTCTTTAGCAAGCTCTTGCGTCCTAGCAGCAATGTCTTCTACATTTACCGCAGCGGCTTTCCCTTGAAGATCTTCTTTCTGCTTTGCTAGCTGCTCTGCATCAATCTTGGCTTGTGCTTCATCAATTGCAGAACGTTCTTCGGGAGTCTTTGCTTCCCTGCGTCGCTCAATGTATCGACCAGCAGGAGAAAGTGCGCCACCAAGAACAGCACCACCAATAAAACTTTCAACGTACTCTTTACGAGCATCAGCATCTGCAATGTTTAACCCAGCTTGTAGACGCTCTAAAAATTGTTGCCCTGTCTCAGTAGCACCTTCAACACCCGCAGCTTTGCCTGTAGCTAAAGAGTAATCAGCAAGTGTGCGACGGAACCCTTGCTCGGCAAAGTTCTTAGCTTGTTGTTCAGTGACTTCTTTACCAACAGACTTAAACAACCCACGCACTAGTGGGATAGCTTTCATACCAACAATATCTAGCGCAGTCTGTGGTATGGCAGCGGCAACGGCGCTACCTAAACTTGTTTGTTCAAGCCCCGCATTAGGATTAGTGCGCTTTACTTCGTCAAGCTGTCTCGCAAGATTAGTACCTGTGAACTGCGTAGCAGACACTAAACCAGTTGCGCCCAAAGTGGCTAATGTAGCGGCAGTACCCGTAACAGGAAGCGCAGCGGCACCCGCAGCCGCAGCAATAGGTGCAGCCATATAAGGTAATGAACCACCCAAAGTCTCTTTAAATTTTTGAAAAGGCGCTTCAGACCAACCCTTTTCAGTAGGTGTGAATACCCTCTGGGCTTCTGCTTCGCGCTCTGCTTGATAACGCTCGGCTTCTTTAAGATCCATTAGTCCTGCTTTACCAGCAGCAAGCGCAAGCGATCCTTTGAGTGATTCATACCCTGCCTTAACAGCGGGGACAAACCCTTCCTTATCTTCAGGAGGAACTTCTAAGGGTACACCGTATTGTTTTTTGACAGCAGGAGCAGCAGTGCTTAACCCAAAACGCTGCCGTATGGCAGCTTTGGTAGCGTCATTAGCATCTACATAATTAGAATCCTGCGGAGCGTACTTATCAAAGATAGCTTTTTTTGTAGCAGGATTTGCGTTGATGTAGTTGGGGTCTTGCAGGATCTCCAGCAGTGTCGGCATGGCAATTAGGGCTTACCTGAAAGAAGTGGATTTGATGTGTCTACAGCTCCAGCATCTGAAGACTTAGATGGTTTCATACCTTTAAAAACATCTTCCCCGTAGAACCTCTTAGCTCTTGCTATTTCCTCGTCAAAAAACATCTCACGTATGTCAGCTTCAGTCAAGGTACGAGGGTTCTTAGGATCTTTAGCAGCAGCCTTGATAATTTTATTTATATCAGTGCTCTGCATACGCTTCTCTACGTTGTCTGTTATTTGATCAAACGTCGGTCTACCATCTGCACCCGCACCACTACGACCCCCACGAGCTTCAAGTAAATTCTTAGCAAATTCGTAGTTAGGATCTTTTGGATTAGTTGCCATACCGAGAAGTTGGTTATAGAAGTCTTTTGGTCGTAAGCTAGCTTCAAGCCTAACCATCTTCTCTTTGAATGCACGGTCACCAGCGCGGTAAGCTTCTTCAGATTTAAATTTCTCTCTTTCCAACGCCATTCTTTCCGCAGCTTCTTGTGCTATTCTAGCTTCGCTACGTTCTCCTCTTTCTGCTTCAGCGACAGATGTAAGCGCACGGATGCCTGTGTCTTCAACACCTTTTGCAACTTCAAATGCTTTAAGCTCTAGTGCCTGCTTATCTTGAATCAGTTTATCCGCAGCAGCACGTTGACCACGTTTCTCAGCAAGTTCAGCTTGAGCAGCTTTTTCTTCAGCTTCTGCAAGGTATTTAGCTGCTGCCATGTTACGAGCTTGCTGTTCAGCACGAAGTTTCTGAGTGCCGGGGACCATAGCAGATAAAGTCTCACCGAGCGTACGCTTTGGACCCCCCGCTGCCATCGCGCCAAGATAATCCATTAACTCAGGTTTTTGGCCCCGCAAAGCTTCAGCCATACGAGCTTCTCTACCAGACCTACCCTTCTCGTATTCTCCAAACTCCGCAGCCATTTCAGCAATACGTTGATCTCTAAGATCTTTTTGTTTAGCTTCCGAGAGCATAGTTTTATCACCACGCTCAGTAATACGGCGACGAGCAGCCATAATTTCTTGGAGGGGATCTAACTTACCTGTAGATGTACCTGTGGTTGAAGGAACTTCTTCTTCAACAGACTCGCTAATACGGTAAGGAGATTCCGCAGCATTTTCTGGGTCCATTTCGCCCCTATCGCCACCTTTTTTAAACCCAAGTACACCACCCCCACCGCTAAACACAATACCGCCATCCATCGCAGTAAACATATCAGGACGCATCGGCAGTGTGGCAATACCTTGTTCGCGTCCAGCAAGATCCTGTTCTTTTTTAGCCATGAGTGCGCCAAGTAGACCAAGCTGTTGTTCTTTTTGTTGTATCTGTTGCCCCATCGCAGCAAGCTGCTGAGCCTTTTGTTGCAACTCCATATCCTTCTGTTGAAAGATGGTTGGGCTGTTTGCAGGATTGTTTTGCATAGCTTGTTGGCGCTGAAAAGCTTGACGCTCGTTACCACGAGCCATCATCTCTTGCTGCGCCATCTGTGGCGTGACTTGTCCAGTGGGCTGTTGACCTCTAGCATATTCCTGAAGTCTTTGGTCAGGAAACCGGACAGGGTTTTGTAGCGCAGCCTGTGTCTGAGGCGGGGAAAAAGGAATCTGTGCCATGTTTTAACCCCCTAACCCACCAAGAAGTTGCGCTAAGTAAACGGAAGAAATACCACCCGATAATGCCTGAGACATGGGGTCAATACCAGTAGGTGCTGCGTTATAAGGCAGTCCTTGCAGCATATTTCTCATAAACGTGAGATTTTCATACGGATACTTTTCACCGCGCAAGAACTCGTTATAGTCAAACTGCTGCTGTTGCTGCCCAAGATCCGCCATTTGTTTAAGCGTTGCCAGATCAAGATAACCTTGCTGTTGCCCAAGATTGCCAAGAGCACTACCCGCTTGAATACTAGTTTGCAAACCTTTAAGCCCAAGCTCAGAACCAAACTGTCGAGATTGTTCAGCCAATTTCTGGGCTTCAAGAGCACGCTGTTGTTCAGTATTAAACTGCCCAAGACCAGACTCGTAAGCTTTCTGTAACCCTTGACCTTGGATAGTGCCAATCTGATTTAGCAGATTGCGTTGTAACTCAGACTCCATCAACCCTTGCCGAGAACCACCAAAAGCACCTGCTTGCGCTGCTTTTGCGCCGATTGCCTGATTTGCTATTTCAGCTTGGCGCTTAGCCTCTTTAATAGCGGGATCAACTGCACCTTGCATAAAAGGTGACATATAAGATGCTTGGACGTTGGTAATGTTCTGCCCACCATAAGTTGTGGGTTGCAGGTTAGGGTTAGTTGGTACAGGCATTGAGGGTACTGATTGTTGATTAGCACTTCCATCAAATTGCCCTGTTCCACCTACAAGTTTATTTAAACCCCCACCTAAACTACCTAAACCCCCACCCATACCACCCATACCACCCATACCTGTACCTACAGGTTGAATAGCCCAAGGATTTTTTTCATAAAAATCTTTAGTACCTCCAACAAAAAATTCTCCACCCATATCGCCCATACCACCGGCCATATCTTGCATATTACGCATTTGGTTTTCTTGCTGGAGTTTGAAATCTCTTTGTGCTTGAGTTTCTCGCCCTCCTCGATACTGCATATCCCCTCGGTACATCATATCCCTAGAGTTGGGGTCGTAATTTTGAGAGTTAGAAGCAGAACCAAAGTATGGAAGCTCTTCAGTGAATATGTTGTAGTTACCAGACCGCGCAACGCCAGTAATTGGAGTGGAAAATTCTGCATTATTTAACATTCCCGCATCAACCCCACCACCATCAAAAAAACCGGGAGGTTTTAGAGCAGCTTGATTTTTTAAATCTGCTGGAGAAAGTTGTGAAGCAAAATTAGGGTTAGCAAACGTACCTGTGGTAAACGAAGTAGGTTTATATTTCCCATAATCTAACGCACCAATACCAGCAGCTTGCGCTAAGTTTGAACCTTGTAGGAATTGCGCCGGAGTTGTTAAGTTGGCAATACCCGCACGAGCAGACTCAAGAAGGGGGGAGCTGCCTGTATATTTCTGGAAAGGTACGTCGGCTTCAGCAGAAGCTCTTTCTAACATACGCTCAACATACGGTGCGTATGCGCCACGAAGTCCAGACTCACCAGAAATATCTACGCCCGTACCTTTGCGGTCAGCACCCATATCGGTGCCGTAAGTAATTCCAGTACCGAAAGTTGACCCCGCAGCAGCTTTACGTGCAGCTTCTTGGGCTTGTGTAGCAGCATCAATTCCGGCTTTCTGGCGATCAGCGGCAGCTTTATCAGCAGCTTGTTGTTTTTGTAATTCAGTTTGCGCTGCTGTAGCTGTTTCTTGACGCTGTTGCGCCAAGTCCATTAAATACTTCATGTCAGAAGTAGATTGCTGTTTACCCAACGCATCAGTAAACAAATTCCCAATTGCCGTAGGGTCGTAGCGTTTTAATAACTCGTTGTAAAAATCAGCTTTAGCGTTTGGGTCAGTGGACGTTGCCAAGCTTTGAACTTTGGCCGCATCGGTTAAATACCCCATATCCTTAGCAGTCTGAGTTTGTCCTGTAGCATCTTTAATAATATTTGCAGCGGTAGCTGCATCGTACCCCTGACTAATTAAGTTGTTGTATACCTTAGCTTTATCCTGCACAGTACCTGATGCCACGTCTTGTACATCCGAAGCGGCTGCAAGATATTTAAGGTCTTCTGCTTTTTGTCCGGGCGCAACAGTATTAATCAGATCATTTAAAAATTGATTTGACTGAGTTGGGAAAAGTTCTTGTAGATCGTTATATAGCTCAGCCTTTTGCTGTACTGTAGCTTTTGGATCTTTAGTTAATTCTTGAACTTTAGCCGCACCCGTTAAATAATTCCAATCTGTATCCGTAACAGGTTTGCCCGTAACTTCGGCAATAGCGTTTTTAATTTGGGTGTCGCTGTAATTATCATTTAGCTGGTTATATAAAGTTGCTTTGTCAGCAACAGATTGGCTCCCAGCAATATTTGATATTGCTTCTTCAAGAGCTTGTTTACCTTCATAGATACCCGTGTTAGACGCTGCTTGATCTAAAAAATCGCTTAATCTATCTTTAGCTTCATACTGTTGCGCAACGCTATCGGATATTTGCTGCGCTTCTTGTACAGCGGCTTTTTGTTGTTCAGCAGTACCCTGCGACAAAATCCCTGGGCCTGTGGGTAATCCTGCATCAACAAGATCTTTAATATCACTTGCAGCTTCCCCCATTTTAGTGAGGTCATCTGCTGTAATACCTTTAGATATAAACCAAGCAAGTTTTTGCCCGCCTGTGTAATTTAACCAATCTGAGGGGAGTGCAGGGAATGCCATGATTACCTCGGCAAAAATTTATCAGGGTTAATTTGTTTGCCCTGTTTGTGGTTACCTGTTCGGGCGGAACGAATCTGGTCCATCATTTCGTAAAGACGTTTCGCACCAGCGTTAGAGTTGCCGTTACCGAGATGACTAACAACATCAGCAGGAATAACAAACTCGCCATCACTAAGCGCAGCAGGTCTTTTACCGTCGATATTTGCGGGGACTTTGTCTGCCATGCCATCTGAGTGTCCGTCGAGGTATCGTGGCGGTAGTGCACGTCCCCCTTGCGCCATATCCAATGACCCAATTCCACCTCCTTCGGCAGAATACTTAGTACCTTTAAACGCACTACGTGTTGCTGTTACAGGAGCATTTTTACCTAATGTAGCACCAGCAGCTTGTTTTTGGGCATCTTTTGCAGATTTATACGCAGCTAAAGCACCCAGCCCACCAAGTCCGGCTTGGAGAAGACCTTTGTTTGAGAGGAGTTTGTCAAGGAGTGATTGCCCTTTAGTTCCTCCCGTTTGTGTACCAAAAGGGTTGCCCGACATGATACCGCCGGGAGCAACATCAGCTTTAGCTTGATCTGAATACCCCGTCATCTCTTCAAGAGACATACCACCAAGGAGCGCACCTTTTAAATTCGCTAACTGTTCCGGCGTATATTGATCTCCATACTCTGCCACAAACTGACTATATAAAGTATCAACTTCGGGTAATGTTAAATCACCGTATAGATCAGTAAATTGAGGTAATGAGGGGCTTACAATACTCTCACCAAAATCCCAAGACTCCCCACTATCATCTCCACTATCATCACCACTTCCATATAAATAATTTCTTTTGTTGCTATCAGCCATCATCTACCTCCCGGCCTGCGCCGCGCTGCAATCATCGGTGCAGCAAATTGCATAAATTGATTAAATGCTTTTGGATCTACCCCAGCAGTCTGTAGCCCCTGCCCAATTCCGTAATTAATAGCCGCACCTTTTATGGCAGCAGCGGGATCAAACTTTCTACCTAGAACTTTTGCCGTTAATGCTTGTGTAGTTAAAGCTTTAGCCGGAGTTGCTAACGAACCAAGACCTTTAAACATATCAGGGGCGACTTTATTAACTCCCGCACCTATAACATCTGAAGCTAATGAAGATGTAGCGCCGGTTTTAAAACCTTTAGAAAACGGTTGGTCGGTTAGCGAGCCAATCCCCCCACTGAGAACCCCTGACACTAAAGCCTTAGCCCCAGCGTCGGCAGCAAAAGATGGAAGTCCTAAATTAGCTAACTGCCCTGCAATCCCACTACCTGCTGTATTAATCCCAAGCTCGCCAAGCGCAGCACCTGCTGCACCCGCAACACCAGCCGTTCCAGTAACCCCGCTAAGCAGTCCACCAACACCACCAAAAGGCATAGCAAGTAAAGACCCAACTTTTAACGCAGTAGCCACATTCTTAGCGTCAGGATGCTCGCCTTTATAATATTTTGGATCGCCAACAGGTATAAGTTTATCGCCCTGGGGGATGTAAGCTTGCGCCATGCGCTCGCGGCTTTCGCCTCCCGTTTTACCCCCCATGAACAGCACAACATTACCAGAGTTAAGTTCTTCTGGCGTAAGGGAATCTAGCTCTACTTCAACAGGATTACCTTTTTCATCTTTCTTGTACGCCTTGGTAAACGTGGATTTATGTCCTAGCTGCTCACCAAACTTTTCCCGCATCAGATCGCTAGCGGTCTTTGCTCTTTCTTCCTGCCCTACTACGTTACTTAATTCTTCCCCAGTACCATAAATATCAACGTTTTTCTTACCAAAATCCGTCAACCCAGCAAACGGATTAACCAACGCTTCCCCCGCAGTCCAGCCCGTGTCAGACTTTGCACCCTTGGGTGTAGCACCGTATTGCTTAGCCCGTGCAGCCAGATAGTCGTCTAAAGACCCCCCTTGTTGGGGCGCAGCAGCTTTTTGCTGTGCAACAAATTGCTGGAAGGCAGCTAGGGGGTTAGTGGTAGCCATCTTAAGTAGGTATAGAAGAAACGAACGCCATTGTTGCAATTACTGACGGAGTTTCGGGGCGTGTAGGCGAAGACGCAGCAGGAAAATGTTCTATGCTTACACCTAGATTATTAGTATGCCAGTATAGTTCAATATAGTCACCCGTATTTAGAGGCAAAAACAAGTTCAACGCAGCAATTAAATGCCCATCTACGCCACCATGACTATTTGGCACTGAAAACCTTGAGTTACTATTTGATAAGTTGGTTCCGTTAATAGCAGCCCATACGTCTACATCGTGTATCTGCGTATCTGAATTTTTGAACTGAATACTGAACTGTAAGTTATAAACACCAGGGTAAGTAACCGTCAGTTTAGAATTGCCTGCTAAATAGACGCTATCGGCAACATCAGTCACATCATAAGTAATTGCGTAAGCTGCCGTTGTACTAACCGCAATTTGATCCGAATCGCTTGACCAAGCACCAAACGGATTACTCATAAACCGGCCACCATCTGGCCCAAGCAAACTTCTCGTTATATTCTCAAGACGATTAAAGTAAAGTCTTAAGACATTTGAAAACTGATCGTGATACGCACGTTCGTAATTAGGCGGCGCAAGTGGCAGGCTAGGAGGGGCTGGATTATCTAATTTAAGAGTCATCGTCTGCCGTCCTGCCTGATGTCAATTCGTGGTGCACCAAGCTGCCATGTCGTACCAACACCATCTGACCCGATCTTCATAATCATCTGTCGCCCACGGATACGGGTGTAAACAATATTGGTGAACTGCTCAATCGTAACGGTGGATGTACGGGCAACAGATTTAGCCGCCTCGGTATTAAACCCAGACCCCGAACCGTTCATACCGTAAAGGGTCATCGTAACTTGGGGTGTTGTTGCTGTAGACCCATCAAATGTCAGATCCGGCACCATACGCCATACAAACCCAAAGTTTTGTCCGTCTTCAATATCAAACTCAGCAGACTCTATGTAAGCAGTAATTGGTAGCGTCGTGCCTGTTTCGTTATCGTCAACACCGTACTCGTGGTCAACAATGTTGTAGTTATATGTAGCAGCTTGTGGATAAGCGCGAATACCTGAATCGCTCCACGCCGTACGTGCCATCGTGCCGTAGTACCAAATATCTTCAGCGTAGTTGTACACCACATAGCGATCAACAGTCGTAGAATTAGCCGAACAGTAGAACCACCAAACCTCATTGAATCCTTCGTTTGTTCCAGCAAAGACTTGGAAGTTCTGGTACTTATTAATGTCGCTGAACACATACCGACGTAGATCGCAACGAAGTGTTTGCACCCTACCGTTGTACACATAGAACTTATCCACACCCATCCAGTAAGTTACCCCGGATGCAATTGCAGTGGCGTTAGGGCCGATGATGGACGTATTGTCCCCAAGAATTTGCGAACCCCAAACCAACGGCGGGCCGAGATATTGCAGAGAAAAAAGCGCAGAATCAGTCCACACCAACACTTCCTGCCTAGTTTGCTGCACTGCAATAATCTGCGAGCCGTGGGATAAGCGCAAGCTACCTGCTTGATTAAGCGGGGATGGCACCCAATCAACTAAAGATTCTTGGTTACCCCAACGAATGAGCATGGGGTCAGCAGTCGTACTGCCGTAGTCGGTTGTGCCAAATAGTAATAAGAACCTAGAAGCATCCGAAACCAGCATGCTGTATTGCACGGTAGGCACATCAACAAGCGTAGAGATACTTTGCGTTCCAGACTGACTGCCTGAAGTATTTATAGCCGAACCCGTTGCAGAGGTTGACAGGTTTGCAGTGACCCCATCAACATTAATTAAATAGTATGTTGTACCCGCAGTTAGCCCCGTTGGAAGTGCGCCAGTAGTAGCAAGCTTAATGGCTGTACCCTCAGCAAGCACGTTAGACAGCGTAATCACGCAAGGTGAAGCTATTGTTAGGGTAACAGTACCCCCAAGGCTGTTGAGTGCAACACCTCTTGTTGATAAGCCGTTAGTCGCATCCCAGTAATAAATACCAGCCGTGCGTGGACCAAAGACTAAGTCCTCCCCCCAGTTGCCAGCATTCCATATCCGCAGTGGGTCTGTAACCTGTGGCGTAACACCCCATGACCCACTACCCCAAGCACCTGCGCCCCATCCAACCAGAGGAACCTGAGCAACGCCCGGACCCGTATTAACTTGGAAAGCACCGACCGAAGACCCACCACCATTACCACTATCCGAGGCGTTTGAAGTGACAGGCGCACCCGTACCGGGATCTTTGGCCGTGATGGTAAAAGTATTTAATGTGGGTACAGAAGCAATTTGATATTGCTGATTAAGCACCGCTGCTGTGATGTTTCCACCCAGACTTACTGCACCGGAGAAGGTTACAAAATCCCCAGTGATTGCACCATGATTAGCCGATGTAACCGTGATGGTTGAGGAAAAGGGAGATACAGTAACCGCAGCAAAGGTCACTGATTGGGTTAAACGTATGGGGGTGATGTCGGAATAAGCACCACCTTGCTCAATGTAGTACTTTAGGTTGGTTCCTACACCAAGCAGGTTAGAGTTACTTAAAGTAACCCAGTTCCAAAGAGAACGGCAAATCCCTAAGTAAACGGCTTGCGATATTCTGCGCCACCCACCAATCTTCTCTGGTGTGCCCTGACGAAACCGAACCTTGTCGGATACATACCAACCGTTCTCATTTGTATAGCGAGTATTTTCTTTATTAACCCCGCTTTTCAGTAGTATCTTTTTTAATGGCACGGCTCACCTCATCAGTGCAGCTTCTGCCGCTCGGCGGCGGGTAAGCCCCGGCAGGACTCTTCCAGCGGCTTTATTCCACAGCATACATTGGTCGGCTGCACCATCCCAATCCCCCGCATCTATCCGCTTCTTGAACGTAGAAACTCGGTAGTTCCCTAGGCCACAATTGTAGACCCAGCTAGTCACAGCGGCAATGCGTCGGGGCAGTGCGGTTTGTATCTTTGGAGAAAGTTTAAACAAACCCCTGAGAAAGTATTCAACGTGGTGATCCAGTGCATCTTCGCATTGCTCAATCGTCCAGACCGTGCCGGGGTTAATGTCAGGGCCAGTGGCTCCCCAGCCAATTGTCCAAGGATGTCCACGGGTTCCGGGGTCAGGATAAGCTGTTACTCGTCCGTCAGGCAAACGCTTTGCTAGCCCTTCAAAGGGCTTGATCAGTACATCCTTGCAAAGCTTCTTTGCCTCTTTCACGATTTGTTGTACTTCTCAATAGACCGTCCTACAAACCAGAACGTCAACATCATGTTCAGCATGGCGAAGTCATCCTCGTCGTAGCTTTTGGTCAAAACCTCAGCCCAGTTAGCGTTGGTCTGAAAGGCAATCGTTAAGCCAGCAGCTTTGACAGCCACATATACGCCAAATGCAATCCAAGTAAGACCGGGGCGGGTAATAGCAGTGATAAAAGAAGCAAACCAGCCAGCCTCTTTTGCCGTTTGGGCTTGCTCCTTAAAAGCCTCCTTAATCGTGTCCATTTGCGAGATCGAGTAGTCCACATACTTCTCCTCCATCTTGAACTCGCCCCTCATTTTTTCGAGGTCGGTTTGAAGTTGGAACATGGATAGCTCGTGCTGGCGTTCGTTCTTTTTGTCCAAAAACTTGAGGACTTCAGGAGCAAGGCGAAAGATGCCACCAAAAATGGAGCCAAGCAAACCACCGCTGAGCAAATCAAACATCAGTGATCTCCGTTCCTATTAATCTCTTCCTTGGCTTTACGGGCTTCCCGTTCAATCTTCTCCCCGCGCAGCCGACGGACGGTATCAATCTTTTCATCCAACCTGATCAGGTCGTTATCGTGCATCCGTACCCGATCAATCAAGGATATGACCGACTTCTTGGCCGTTGAAAGCACCGGATCTATTTCCTCGGTTGACCACTTCCAGACGTAATACACCAGATACACAAGCCCACTGACTGCTAGCGTTGGAAAGCCATACTCTTCAATCAGTTTGCCGACGTTGTAGTCCATCAGTCTTTCCTAATGTCGTCTTTCTCGGCACGGGCAATCCGGTCGTAATCAGGTTCTAACCCAAGCGAATGCGTGACCTTGATGTCTATCCGCTGCAACTGGGTGTTCATCGTTTCCACCCGCTTTTCTAGCTGGGTGATGATGCTGGAAATGGAATTGATGGAGTTTGTAACGCCAGCCAGAATGTACTTAAGCGTTAGGTAAACAAAATACCCACCAAGACAGGCCGATGCAATAGGCAACCCAACTTGGTGGATAAACATGAACAGATCAAGGCTCAACCTTCTGTTCCTCAAGCTGGGCTACAGCCTGTGACTTGATCTTCTCAAACAGTGCTGCGATCTGCTTATAAGGAAGATTCCCCAGCGTATCTAGCACTGTATTGACTTCATCAAGGGTGAGTTCAAGCTTGAGCGGGTTCATTCACTTTCCATGAGGTAGTGGCTTCATCCCAGCTATACATCTGACCATCGGTCGGCATAGCCACTGGTGCTTCCCATTGTGCGTTGGCATTCAGAATCCAACTTGCATAAGGCTTTGGTGCCACGAAAGCATCAATGTCAGACCTGTAGGTATAACCAATCCCTGCGTAGTTCTTTCTGATGTTGCCGTTGTAGGAAGTCTGCTTCCATGTGCCGCCAAGGATTTTTTCCAAATGAGCTGCGCCAATGTGTTCTTTTTCCACACCGCTAGCGTCAGCCATATCTCGGTTGTCCACAACTACGACTTGTGTAACAACATTGTTTTCATCAATTTTCGCGTAATGTCCCATCGTTAACCTCTTGCAAAAGAACCGTGAAATTTATCCCGAGCTTCAATAGCAACTAGCTCGGCAAACTCTAAATCATCATGCCAGCCAAAAAACGTGCGTTTTCTGTTAACAGACATTTCAACAACCCATTTTTGACACTTCTTGTCCCATCTAACATTTTTAACGCCACTGGTGTTGTTTTTATGAATTTTTCTATTTAAGCAATTTTGTTGTTGCGTTGCCCCCCGAAGATTTTCAATCTTATTGTCTGCCCTATCATTGTTAATGTGGTCAATAATTTTTGGCACATATCCGTGGTGGTACATAAATATCAATCTGTGCAATGGATACACCACACCCTCTACTTTCATTCGTATGTATCTATGATGATTTGTAATTGGCGTAAATTTTGGTTGATAGCCTTGCTTTGCATACAGAAACCCATCACGATACTCAAACAGCTCTTTTAGGCGTTCTTGAGTAACCATTACGCCTCCAGTTTCAGTCCAGTTAAATCCATTTCCTCGCCAACTGTACCTAGCGGGAAGGTGTTAAAACTCAAGCTAACCCGTACATCCTCACCCTCTACAGTCGGCACCATGTGCGTCAGGCTTGATGGGAAAAGAATCAATCGCCCTGTAATGGCTTCAAACCACCAAGACTCGCTGTTCCATGCGTTCCACTCTGCCGGGGGCAATTTAATCTGCTGCCAACCATCCCGATAGAAATAGATCTTGTCGTTAGGGTTGGTCTGAATGTAGAACACGCCTGATACAAAAGAGTTGGGATGTGCGTGTTTGTGGTGATACTGCCCCGGTTCGCTGTAGTTGACCCAGCTTTGCGTGAGCCTTAGCGTGACATCGTGCTTGGGGTTGGTTGTAGCTTTGAAATACTCAGCCACCGAATCTTCCATCCATGACCTAAGACTTGTCATCACAGGGCTTTTGAGGACGAAGTTATTGACCGAGGTGCGGTTGCCCATATTGGCACGTTGTTCCAACTCCATGAGGAAAAACTTCTCTTCCTCGGTTAGCTCACGCCCAAGGTCAAAGAACCCAACGGGTTGTGCAAAGAGTCCGTGCAGGTTCATGCAGCCGCCTTTTCAAACATAGCGCGTTCTTCATCAATCTTGGCTTGCTGCTCAGGCAAGTACATCGTCGGCACGGCGTCTTCCAGCTCTTTGATCTTCTTCATCACAAATTCAACTTCTTCCCATGACGGGCAGGGTCTTGGATCGTCCCAGCGTGTAAACCCAACACCAGATGTCCACTCCCATTTAGCGCCTGGGCGAAGCATTTGCATAGCTACGTCAATGCCGTAGTAACGATACATATTTACCTCTTAGTAGTTAACTTTGATGATGACGATACCGGATCCGCCTGCGCCTGCAACAGTTGACCCGCTATCACCGTTGTTTCTACTTCCACCGCCACCGCCACCCGTATTCGCTGTCCCAGAAACTGCGCCAGTAGTCCAAACCCCAGCGCCCCCACCGCCAGTGCCTCCAGTTGAATTGGGTTGACCACCGCCACCACCGCCACCAGCGTAAGTCACCGAACTTCCAGTAATTGATGAGGCTGTACCATTTCCTCCATTCCCTCCTGCATTACTAGATCCGGTGCCGCCAACAGCGCTCGCGCCACCTCCACCGCCAGCCCCAATAGCACCGGTTTGCCCATTGCCACCGTTGTTTCCTTGTGACGGTGTTGTAGATGGTGTATTACCTGTCCCGCCTAGATAATATGCCGGAGTTGTATATAAACAAGAACCACCGCCACCCGATCCGCCGTTTTGCCCAGCGGATATAGAAAATCCACCGCCACCGCCGCCACCATAAGCAACCAAAGCGTTGCTATAGGGATTCCCAGAGGATGGATCGTTAGAGATCGGAGAGCCAGAAATATAGGAATTACCTCCGTTCCCGCCTGTTACAGCCGAAGTACCGACTCCAGACCCCGCTGTACCCCCTGCGCCAACAGTGATGGTGTAAGAGCTACCTGCCGTCACCGCCAAACTTGTACCTGTTCTAAAACCGCCTGCACCGCCACCACCACCGGTTGTACAACCCCCACCCCCACCACCAGCGACCACCAAATAATCCACCGATGTTGCACCTGTGGGAGCAGTCCAAGAGGTTGTTCCACGGAAGACGAAAACATTAGAAGTGACTGTTTGACGGTATCTTAGGATGACGATACCGGAGCCGCCGGAGCCGCCGGACCTTGCAGCCGCTGCGTCATAAGTTCCGCCCCCACCACCGCCCGTACCGGCTGTTCCATTAGTTCCGTTTCCACCTCTTACCCC